AAGTCCAAAACTGACATTACTTATTGCCTTTATCATTTTCTTTTTTAGAATTTTTTGTGTCTTTTTTACTTTCCCGTTCTTTATTTTTTGCGTTCTCTTGTTTTTTCTTAGCCATATTTGCCCGACGACTTGCTTCAGTTGTTTCAACATACTGCCCACCTGCTTGTTGATACTTTTTACTTACCCACGCCGATGCTCCAGGATTTGGATAGTTAGAATATTTTGCTCGTGCTTGAGCAACAAACATCGCATACAGTTTTGGGTTAGCAGGCTTACGCATTTACGTCTCCTCCGTAGATGACCAATCTCCGCTCATACCTTATAGTATGAACGGAGTTAGGTGTTAATAAGTAACTTAGTCGTTTACGACTGTTGGGGACTGACGTTGAGTCCGTCCACCTGAACGAGCAACTGTCTCAATCTGTGCTGCTGAGTAGTCGTTCATTGTTCCATGAGCAAACTCACCAAGAAATGTTGGTGCTTCTGTCCATGATGCAGAACCTACGTGAGCACGTTCAGCAAGTGTTTCTGCAGCAGGTTTTGTATGAACTGGTGCATTACGGTTTGGACGTCCTGCAGCGACGGCTGAACCTTGTTGCATTCCTAATTGAAAATCGTTTGGAATATCGGTATCAGTTGCGACACCCTCTTCAAAACGTAGTGGTCCACGGCGAGTTGCATTATCTGCACCCTTGCGCTCATAAACCTGTGGTGCACGCTCTGGGAAGCGAGGTGCTGGTGATATTGTCATTTATGACTCCTTAAGGATTGAATTGGGAAAGGCCTTTTCCTTGGTAATAGTTTCCACCCTTTTTGGTCTAAATTGTTGTTTAACTAGAAAAAAGGATTGCTAGAGGCTACTACCTCTGGCATTACTAAGTCTTGGGTTAAGGAACAAGCAATGGATAAAGAATCTACAAAATCGTCATGTGCGTAGGATTCATCGGGGGCTGCTACAAGAAAATTTGGACCTTTATATTGTACTTCTGCATCAACCATCTGTTGATAAAACCGTTTCCATGTACGTAGGCGCCTAGTTTTTGCATGAGAGGGCCACGCAATCATCTTACGTTGAATTAACGCCTGTAGATGTTTCCATCGTTTTGATTGTTCAGATGGGCTAGAAGTTAAAGACATAACCTCTGCTCTTGGTAATAAAAGTTTTAAACGTTGGGCAACAGCATCTCCTACACCATTAGCGTCTACACCAACAGCGAGAACATCATAGTTACTTAAGAAGTTTACTATTTGATAATACTGTTCTTCCCAATCATCTCCTTGCATTTCTAACCAGTTAAGAATTCGATGATCAAAATAACCAAACTCATCAGGACGATCCCAATCAACCCAAACAACAGTAACAACTGTACTGTCAGTTTTACGAGCAGGGTCAATACCAACAACAACTGGGGTCTTGTGCCATACCTTGACAAGTTCTTGAGAGGTGTCGCCTAAGTCATCCATAATTGAAGAGGTAACAAACATTCCTCTTTCTAAGAGCCACTTACAGTTATAAGACATTTGAAACTCATCAGACTCTTCTCCAATACGCAACATCTCTTTACGAATAAACTTTTCGTAGTTTGGATTAAATTTTGCTACATCTTTCCAATCCCATTGAAAATGATTTTGCCTGTTACCTTTGGTAGTTTGACGTCTGCGATTTAATTGAATAGATCTGTAAAAGTTATTTTTACTTGTAGTGGGAGTCCCTGTCTTAACCATCGTTCCCGCATAATATGCAAGCATAGGAGAAATAGACTTAGAAACTACAAAGTCATCTGCTTCTTGACACTCATCCACAACAATCAAATGAAAAGACTTAGACTCAATCTTTGCTCGTGGGTTTGCAGTCATCATGGTTATTGTTGAACCTGATTTCTTTAATTTTAGTTGTCTAGTTACACCGCCAACACGAACTGCAGAATCGTCAATTTCAACATCGCCCATAATATCTACGGCTCTTTCAGAGGTTAAACGAGTTACAGCACGACCAAACAATGTTTCGGCCTGAGATTCAGTTGGCGCAAATAACCCAACCCAAACTCCATCTTTAAACTTACCTAATAAATCAGGATATAACTTAGCAAGACGAGGTAAGAGAATCATCAGTGTGGCTACAGTGTCAGCAACGGTTTCAGACTTACCAGACTGACGTGAAGCAAGAGCAGTTACTTCTTCACCGTCGTTGATGATTACTGATTCCATAATACGACGGGCTAGAGGTTTCTGATAAGCATGTAAATCATGCCCGACAAGAACCTTTAAAAAGTCCATCATCTTATCTATTAATGTATCTACAAATTTTTGCGATAACTCATCAAGTAAATCTTCTACAGGGTCTTCTACAGGTTTTTCTTCAGCCTGATAAAACTCAGGACTGATCTCTTCAAACTTATCTTTGTCGTATTTAGATTCCATTATGTCCTTATTAAACAGCGAAACCCATCACCAAGGATGGGTTAACGCCTGACCTGTAAGAGAGTAAGACAATTAATCATAGCACAGACTTAGATCTACGCTTTAACTCTTTAGCAATTGCATGGAAGGCTTCTGCTCCCATTAATATTTCATCAAGGTCCGCTTCACTCTGTTGTCTTTGCCAGATTGTAATGTGTTTTCCAATCGTATACATCGACTGCTCCATCCATGAAATCAAATCTGGAGTAGCGATTGTTGCCACCCGCTTCTCGATCCGAGTCTGGGGCTGGTGTCCATCCTGCTTCTTCCGTAAAATCATCGTAGGTTACTTCCCGCTTTCCTAGTGCCATGGTTAATGCTTCTTCTTCATCTCTTGTACCAGTCCACTTTCCAAACACTAACGCTCTATATCGTGGCAAGCGTACTATAAAGGGAGTGGATGTGCGAAATGGGTACTCAATCTCTTGAGTCCAACCACGAACAAAGAACTTAAAACCCCATTTAAAAGGAAAATTTGTTAATTGTACGAAATGTTTTGGTCCAACTTTATGTGCCTTGGGCATTATTTCCTTTTCTTAGGCGGACGTCCTCCATAGTTTAATTGAGCAGCACGAGTAAACCTGTAGAAAGTTTTTCTAGCATTTGCAGATAAACTAGAGACATCCGCAGCGCCACGAGGTTTGTAATCTAGAAACGTATAGATGTACTGGCCCTTAGATACTACAGACTTAAACTTTTGCCAATCTCCTGCCGAACATTCATAGTAATTGTAGAAGGTTCCATCTCTAAACACAACTGTAATAACCTCACGGGTATTGTCGTAGCCTGCGGCGACGGTACGTGGCCGTGCTGGATCAGAGGTACTAGTTGGCACAACTGTTATGGGAGCAGGGGCGTCGGACTCTCCAAATTGAGGTCCTCTTTCACCAGGGACAATCAACTCACCTGTGTCCTCATCAACATCGTAAGACTGGCGATAAACAGACCTATCAACAAAGTTTCCATCTTTGTCTACATAATAAACATCACTATCAAGATTTGGGGCTAATGCTTCTCCCGCTAAGTTTGCAACCTTTTTTGTGCCAGTGTAATAACGCATTGTGTCATTTGCTTTAGTTAAAGATATAAACTCACTAAATTCACCAACAGAACTTGCTGTCGGTAGACCAGCAAACATACTGGCGCCTGATCCTGTTATTTTAGAAATTCCTGCGGTTTGTTTAGAGCCTAAACCGTAAAACGCTCCTAATAATTCTTGAGCAGAAGGAAGAGCAGCCCGTTTATTACGACGAGCCGCTCCTCCACCTGCAATACGTGCCATTTGTCTATTTAGACTCCGATTAAGATGCTGCTGCGAATGGTGTAATTGTTACTGCTGCACCTACAGAGATGTTGTTTGCTCCTGCTGCAACTGATTGAGTCTTTATAGTTCCTGCAACTCCAGCAACGGTTCCAGAAAGAGCAGATGCGTTATATGAAGTAGTTGCAGTTGTTGTTACGTTAATTTGGTTTGCACTTGCAACAGTAGTAACTGAATAGGTTCCATTGAAATCAGCACCAAGTCCTGCAAGTGTTACTTTTTGACCAATAGAATAGCCGTGACTTGCTACAGCAACTTGAAGAACGGTTGTACCTGCATCACGTTGTAGAGCAGTTACTGTCTTTGCAGCATTTGTTGCTGCTGTTGCAGTTGTTGGAACAAGACTTGCATCTTTCATTGCGTCAGTTGCTTCTGCTGTTGTTAAACCAACTACGCTTGGTACAAGTACGTAATCGGTTGGACCTGCGACATCTTCTCCTGCACTGTTTGCGACAAATAAAGGATATCCACCCCATCCAGATAGAGCGGTGATGTGATTATCTAATAATGGATCAAGACGACCTGGTGTGCCAACTGCACTTACGGCATTTGGACGAACGTCGTTTGGTTGCATAGGAAGATTTCCCCATACAAAATCAATTGCGACTTCACCATCGGTATCTAAAAGATTACCGTTGTTATTTACTGCCATGTTTTCTTCTTTCTCTAGAGAGGTTTATTTTCCCCATGCGCTTAGGGGACCCTTAAAAGTAAGTATCCAAGAAGATAGGTAAAATGTCAGGGTTTAATCATCCCACTCATCACATTGATGCTCTTCTAACTCTAACTCTTCTAAAATACGTTCACAATCTTTACATTTAAAAAACCTAACATCATCTAATGCCACATGTAAAGAATCAGCATGTTCAAGGTCCTGCTCCATTTGTGGTCCTGCTAAAACTTCTGGAGGAAACGGACCTCTAGGAGTATGAGAAGACTTTGGAATGGCATGGCCCTGCACCGCAAACTTGCGAATTAACTTCATTTACTTTGCCGACTTTTTAGGTGCAGCCTTCTTCTTTGGTGCTTCAACAGGTTCAGTAGTTGCAGGTTTTAAAGCCGCAAGTGCTGATGTCTGATCTTCCTTGTACTCTTCAGTAATAGTTAACAATCCTGCTTTTTTACGCTCATTTAAAAAGGAAGGCAAACACTTACCACAATACAAAATAGATTCTAATTTTGAGATCTTATACTCAAACATTGCCCGTCTGTCACAATTGACACATTTCATTACCACTCCACTCCATGAGAAAACTGTTTGCTGTTTGTATTTATTGGTGCCCCACCAGTCATTGGTCCTGGACGTGATGGTTCAGAAAATATCCTAGACAGTTGTTCTTTAGATTGTGGGTCAACCTCTGGGTGATCTGACAGGTTTTGAGCACGAGTCCAGAACTCAGGTGGGTACATACCAAAATTACGCAGTATTTGACCGTGAGTCTTTATTGCTGGATTCCTTGAAACTTTCATAGCAAAGTTTAAAATCTTTTTATCAATTGCAGATAGCGGCGCTTGTTTTGCTTCAGCACCAGAGTTAAAATCGTTATAGGACTGATGGCCTTTGTCTATCGCACCAGCCATTACGGAACTTTCTTTCCGCCTCTTACTTTCTTAACAGGAACTCTTCCTGGTTTTGAAACAGCAGTAGGAGTTGGCATTTTAGAGGTGTAACTTGCAGACGCATCTCCATACTTTACAGATACTTGTGTTCCTGGTTGTGCAAAGCCATGCACACTCTCTGCAAAGTGCATTGTTCTTCCGTGTCCTGCTTTTGCAGACCTTTCAGCAAGACGTGCTTGTTGAGCGGTGCTTCTAGTTGTTGCTTCATGTTGAGCCGCATGCATTGCTAGAGTTGTTTGAGTTAAATTCATTTGATCAGAGTCACGTTGAGAACGTGCCCCCTCTTTGTACTTGCTAGCCAAAAACCTACCTGCTATAGCAAATGGGTTTGGATCGTTCGGGGTCTGCATACTCATAGGTATATCATCTCTTAAAGAGGTTCCTTAGACTTGCTAACTGCTAGATGTTCTTCAATGCTAATTAGGCGCTCTCCCATTTCAACAAAGGCCTCCATTAGGACTCCCTGGTTGTCATACATTTTATTTACTACATCTTTTGTTGAACTTCCGCCATTACTGGAAAGTTCTCCGTCTAGGCGATTTAATCTCTCCATAACTCCTGGAACACGATCTCGGCCTGGAGACTCCTCTTCTCCAGACCAATCTCGTTTAAAATCTTCAAACCAACTCATAAATAAATCTGCCTTTTCTTTATAAGGTTCAACTAATTGACGAAGCCCTAATAGGGCTGCGGTTATTATTCCAACCGTTGCAAAGACAGTGATTATCATATTGTTGGTCATCCGACTTATGTACCTTTCTTGAAGTTACTTCTTAGCGCCAAATCCGTAGGACGCATCCTTTGGATTTAATGCTTTGGCTAATGGGCCGAGAAGACCTGCAAGAAAAGCATTTGCTAAAGTCTTTGGGTCTGTAATACCGCTCATATACAAAGCGGCAACTGCTGCTGCTGCTGCACGTAGGTACGTACCTGCTGCGGCTTCTAGTGCTTTCTTATCCATACATCTCCTTACAAAGTGCCCAACCTCAAGAACAAATAATCCCTTAATCTTCTCGATTACGCAGTGGATACGTAACTGCCCATGCAATTAAAGTTCCAACAATTGCATATCCGACTATGGTTTTTGCACTTCCGTCTAAAACTACCCAGGCAATAAACATGCCAAGTAGTGTCCAGAGTTGGTCAACCATATCTTTTAATATCTTCACGGCTTACGTCTCCTAACCGTTCTCTTTGGTTTGTCATTGCCAGCGGCAGGACCGCCAGCACCTCCACCACTTGTTGGTGTTGTTCCCCCTGTTGCAGTTCCTGCTGCACTAACTGCAGCAGTTGTTGCTGCACCTGTTGCTGCCATTGTTGCTGCATTAATAGCGGCTTGTCCCGCAATTACTGATGCAACAATAATCTTCTCCGACTCTTCTCGCTCTTCAGTAGACATGTCAGCACCGATATTTAGTACGGCTGTTAATGCTTGTCCTGGATCATCAAATATTGCACCAATAAATTCAGCAGGACTTTCTAGTACAGTAAGTGCCGCTGCTACTTCTGCAGTAATTATAACTTCATTACCATTTTCATCTTGGCGAACCTCAACAGGAGTTTCTGCTGGTAAATCTTCATAAGTTAGTCCTGCTTCTTCAATTGCCTCAGCGGTAACTGCTTCTTCACCTGCAGACTCTATTAAGGCTTCTGCAACTAATTCTCTTTCTGCTTCAGTAAATTGCCCATCTTCAGAAAGAGTCTCGGAAAGATTGTTTACTTCAGTTTGAGTAATCTCACCATCGGCTGAAAGAGCATCAAGGATTAAATCCTCTTCTGCTCCAGTTAAAGCACCACCATCTGTAAAAGTTTCAATCAAGGCAGTTGCTTCGGCTTCAGTAACTTCACCATCCAACATCAATAAATCAACTATCGCTTCTGCATTAGATTCTGATAATTCGCCATTATCCATAAGATCACTTAATATAGACTCTTGTTCTTCTAAGGAGGTTTCAAGTGAATCATCAAGAGTTAATTCAGGCACTGGAACAGGCTCAAGATCGACTTCTGGTTCTGGCTCAGGAACAGTCTCAAGTTCTGGGATTGGCTGTATCTCTTCTTCAACAGGAACGTCAAGAACGGTTTCAACAGGCGGTTCAACAAGTATTGGTTGAAAATCAGGAACTCCTTCAAAGATTGGCTCTGGTTGAGGCTGAGGAGAAGGTTGAGGTTCTGGAACCACAACAACCTCGGGAATTAAACTAATTGCAAAGTTTAATTCTGCTTCTTTAGTATCTAATATTGATTGAAGAGATGTTTTTGTTGATTCCGCTAAAGTTAAAGTATTAGTAAAAAAGTTTGTGCTACCAATATTGTTTTTGTTGGTTGTATTAGTTGTATTTTGAGCAACAACTGGAGTAAGGCTTGAGTTTAATTGTGCAATGGTTGCATTTGCTGCGTCAACTGCTGCTTGAACTGTTTCTGTATTTGGATCTACATACGGAGTAAATGCTGCACCTTGACTTATTTGTCCAGCAAAACCTGCTCCAACATTAGTATCTGTAATTGGAATAAGTGCACCGTTGGTTGTTTCTCTAACATTAAATCTTGC